CCGGTCAATTGAGACACTGTTTGGGTACTAATCTGAATTATAACGTTTCCAGATGTTGGTGTAACATAGTATACGCCATTGTACGGTAATACGCATGAATACTGTTGAAGGAGTATTCCCCAGTTTGAGACATAATCGAATGATTTGAACCGACTTGGGGATGCTGCTGATATGTTTGACCAGGGATTAGACTGTATATATATCATGCTGTCAGTTATAGGAAATGACAATCTAGCTGTCACAACATTACCACTTGTATCTATGGTTCCAAGGAGTACATTGTTATAATCAGTGACACCTAATGTAGTGATACCAGCATTTTCTGAAAGTATGTACAAGTACTGGTTAAGTACATTGATATCCACAATTGGTGAGTATGGGTAAGTAATTGTGCTTGATTGTTGTGTAATCAGGTTATATTTCTGTAAATAGTTTCCAGTTGTTGAATTTGCAAGAAATAGATTGGATCCAGCCAGGAAAGTAGAGTCATATAATGCTCCAGTATAGGTTTGAGGGATAATTGAAATTGCATTTGGCTGTGCGTTTATTATACTGCTTCCATCCTGTGTAGCTAGCCATGATCCGTTGAATGATGGTATAATGTTTGCGGTATTGAAGAAATTACCAGCAGCCGTCTGTACTGTACACGGTGATACAATACCATTCGTCTGTGTAGTCCAATAATAATCCATGCCCATGGAGATGTTTGCTGGTTCGCTGAATATGTAGACCCTCCAAAAGGTATTTGGATCAGATGTTACCGAAAATGTCTTGGGGGCTAAAGCTAACGAAGTACTTGGAAGAACATAGTAAAGTCCCTGTCCATATGTAACATTTACACTAACAGTTTGTGAACCTATAGTTCCATTTACCGAATAAGCTAAACCAGTTGAATATATAGTCAAATATAACGAGTCTCCAGTGTATTGGAACGATGGAGTAACTGTATTTACAACTACACCATTTTGTAAGATGGAAATTGAAGGAATTGGTGCATTCACAATGTCATATCCAGTTGTGCAAATTCCTTTAAATACGAATGATGTAAGTGAAGCGGTGTACCCAGCAGGTGCAGTTATAGTAAATACCAAGTTGTACCACGAGTGATTTGTTATATTGGCAGTTGCATATGTAAAGGTTGTCAAGGGAGTTTTCGAAATCCACATTGCATAATAACCGGATGTAACTGTTGGTGTTACTGTGCTTGGTGATATGATGTAGGTATCGATGAATGAATTTGATGCAACTATTGGACCATATGCCTGCTTTGTAGCACCAAGTGTTTGTGTAAAGTACCAACCTAGCATGTTTGAGCTTGATTGAGTGGATTGATACGCCAAACGTCCTGTTAAAATGTCACTCACCGGAACTACCGCATTGAGATTGGACAGGTACCCATTTTGTGCTATTACCCATGAGTTACTTCCACTTACTACATTTGACACCTGCCCTATCAATGGGGTGTATGTTGTAGAGTTTATAAAGTTGAATGTTGAAAGTGAATAGCTTGCTACTGTATTTGATGCATATGGTATCATGTACAAGTTGGAATCAGAGTAAACAAAGCAGCATGAGAAACCATTTGCCTGATTATTTTGAGCCGCAGAGTTGCTGTATTGAACGGATGAACTTGTAGATAATGGAATGGTTGAGTTGATTGCTATACCAGCATTGGATGTTTTTGAAAATGCATAAATAGTTGAACCGTAGATCGTTACACAGCCTACATTTGCAAATTTAGCAGTCAACCTATCAAGAGTGGATAGTTGTGTCATGTCGGAGACTCGTACGATGACATTTCCATTGGATGGAAATGCATATACGTTATTGTTGAGAGCCACTGCTATAGAATATATATTAGAAGGTCCTGGTGGTCCAGCGAGACGCTGGTCAATCGTGCTTGAACCCGTACTTATACGAGATACATTGTCATTGGTCAAAAAGTATACATTCGAGTTTAGAATAACTGATGTCGTTGGTGCACTATTAATCTGAGCTGGAGAAGACTTGTAGTAGTAAATTCCGTTCAAGTCATTTGAAGTTGTATCCAATGTACCGAGTGTTCCATCACTCCACGAAATGAACACATTAGATAATCCACATGTGATATCTAAAACTGTCTTGTTCGGGTTTGTCGTTCGATCAAGTAAATAAGTGGTTGCCAAGTTTGAGCCACCGGTATTCGCTGAGTATCTGTAAATGTTAGATGTGGTTGAAAAGTACACTATATTATTCATTGGCTGACGTGTACTTACCGCGCTTGTTACTCCATTTATCCAGTTGTTTGTTGTGACCCTGGTAAGAATATTAGATGTATAAATATTCTGGTTGGCGATGAAAATTACATTACCGGTTACAGTGGTTCCTTTCATTGTAAAATTAAGTCGTGTACTCGGTGTTCCAACTGACCATCCAGGGATATCATTGAAAATATCAGTTGTGGTGTTAAACCTGAAAATATTACCAATAGGATCTGTGAGATATATGTACTTGCTTCCATCATAAGTTGCACCTTGATAGTTGTTAGCTTGCAACCAAATATTGCTTACTAGATAGTTGGTCAAGTTTACTACATATAGATTGTTTTTGAGTGTGCTAGGAAATATGTACAGGTTATTACCAGCTATACATGCCGTATTTGATAGGTTATTGCCGTTGAGTGGTATATTTACAACATTCGATGTACTTATTGAATACAATAGTAGGTTTGCATTATCTTTTGGTACAAGGAACGCCTGATCACTATTTGGTTGCACTATAACTCCATATGTACCAGCATAGTTCAGAAATGCAGAATTATCCTTGGTTATACTATCTGTAGAAATGCTGTATTTTGTAATTCCATTCGATTGAAGATTGCTATTGAAGATGTACACCAAATCCTTGCCATCTGTTATCGATCCGAAACTGAAAAGATTAATTAATGCAGATGACTTGGCAACTTTAAATCCCGGTGCCGAATTATAGTTGTAAATCTGTGTATTCGATCCTATAAACATTTTATTACCAAACGTAACTATAGATGAATAATCATACCCAGCATCGAGAAATCCATCATACTGATAAAATGATATTGGTTCAACAAATGGTAGAAATGAATTATATACTGTTATATTTGTATCTAAGCTAGATGCCAATGGTGTTATGATGATGTATTGTCCATCGAATGCCATTGCTCCAGTATACATTGGTTTGGCTTTACCCGTATTATCTAGAATGGTTGTTGTATAGTGACTGGCTACAGATCTAAAATCCGAGAATGTATTGAGCTTGTACCCAGTAGAAGACCCATCGTTTGGAAATGAGTACACATACTGCCCATCAAAGAATAACTTTGTCAGACCCGAAACTGTGGTTGTTGGAGATAGAGTTTGCAATGTATTTGTTGTATTTGGGTACCCATCTACCAGATAATACATTGTAGTACTCGTTGTAGATGTAAAGTATGCAAAATTTGTCTTTGGGTCATAGGCGAAAATGAACTTTTGATTAGGTGGGAGATTGGTTTGAATTTTTGTATTCTGTGCAACTATAGTTCCATAGTTTAGAAACTGCCATATGGTTGACGTTGTATCAGTTGCGTATAAGTTACTGGCTCCAGCGAAGATTGATGAATAGTATACATTTTGATTTACAAGACCTGGTGCTACGGAGGCAGATGTGTAATTCCATGTACCTATTCCTCCAGTGAGGCTACTTACCAAAAGAGTAGAACCACTCACATATAAAGCAGCCAATGCAGTAAATGATAAAGAATATTTCTGGATCGATCCAGAAATAATCCATACGCTAGAAGGGAAGAACAAGATGTTGCATATGGTGGTAGTTACGAGACAGTTGGGAGCAGCTGGTAGTGATGCTATTTGAACAAATCCAGATCCTGTCCATGATACCAATGAATTTGCAGTTGTTAAATACATTCCATATGATGGGTTAGATGCCATTTGAACAGGTGACCCATAAGCCAGAGTGTATTTGGTTGATATATATGGAGTAGTGAGATTCTGCACCACAACAGCTGGACCAGGAATGGCCAAAAAGGCTTGGCCATTGTATGTGGTTACAAGGTATGGACTTGAATATGGAAATTCATACGCCTTGAACTGTCCACCAATTAAAGCTTGCAACGAGTTTTGGTTTGTATACGCGTATAACCCAGTAGGTCCAGTAGTCAGGCATGAGCTACCACCATATCCAACCGTTTGACCAATATTGATGACATTTGATACATTTGTTTTTGGCTGATACTGAACAATACTTGTACCATTTACAAGTGCATAAACGTTTATAGTGTCAGATACTATGCTGGTAATTCCAGAATACGGAAAGCTTTGCACGAGTTTTCCGGCAAAGTACGTGTTCAAGGCACTAGCCGTCGCAACATAATCGTATGTTCCATCAGTTGTAGCCGAAACAGCTCCAGGAATTGACACAGTGTTGGAAAAGTTTGTAACACTAGCGGCATTTGCGTCAAGAATACTTGCATACGACCCAATCTGAACCCTAACCTCGATAGTTTGAGTTGTTATAGATGCTGCTGGAATATTATCGAGACTGAATGGAATCTTTACATAGTAATCAATGTCTGAAGTTGATGGGATAAATGCGGTACCAGTCAAACGAGCAATTGAAGGCTGCTGCGCATTCTCGTAGTTTATATCATTCCATATTTGGAGATATTGACTTGGTATACTTTCTATCAACTGCCCACCAATGTACAGGTCCACGTTCTTTAATAATGTTGCTGGTGCATTCTGTGCATAGTATCTAAAGTAGTTTGAATTCGCCTGTACCCATCCAGCGGAAAAGTAACTCAACTCTGACTGACTGGTGAATTTCCAGATGTAAAATCCATTGACATAGTTGATATAGTTTTTGAAACCCCAGAAGAGAGCCGATGGAAGATCGGTAAATCCAATGTACGAAGCGGTGCCAGAGAAGAGAAACCCATTTTGGCCGTACGAAACCACCGGTGGGAGCCAGTTGGTGTCATTATTAGTGAAGAAGTGACGAATATTACGAGCAAAGTACATGGATATTACATTGTAACCTGCATCTAGATAGTAAAATGTTGGATTTTTGATAGCTGAAGGATACGCCAGTCCATATCCAGTCTGAAACATAGATGGTAATGTCATTTTGAGTGTAATGCTCCTGATGACATCTCCCGCCTTTGTGATTTCGCAAACCTGAGAAGAGCTAAATGGAATGGTTGAGTTGTTGAATGGAATCTCCTTAACCTTGATGAGAAAAGGAGTATGTTGAATGAATGCAGTGTTGAAAAAAGACATTTGTGGACTTCCAGTAAGATACTGGTCCTGCAGACCTTTGGCGGCGAGCTGAACCCGGCCCGCCGACATCCTATAACCTGCGGCGATTTTTGTGCACGAAAACCGACGACTACAGTAGATGAATGTACAGATCAAGAAGTTCGACCCCAGTCGAATGGGCAATGATAAGGTGTGCCTTTTTATAGGTAAGCGCGGTACAGGCAAGTCGACTCTAGTGATGGACATCATGTACCACAAGAGGCAGATACCAGCTGGGGTTGTAATGTCGGCTACAGAGGAGGGTAACCATTACTATGGCAAGTATGTACCTGACATTTTCGTACACGGCAGTTACAATAAGGATGTGCTCGAAAAAGTCATTCAGGCACAAAAGGATCGCCTGATGCGTAGCGGTAAGATTGAACCAATTTTCATTCTTCTGGATGACTGTATGTACGACCGAAGCTTCCTTAGAGACGAGTGCATTCGACAATTGTTCATGAATGGTCGACATTGGAAAGTGTTCTTCCTTCTCACAACGCAGTACTGCATGGATCTACCCCCAGCTCTGAGAACAAATGTGGACTATATATTTGTGCTACGCGAGAATGTCATCATGAACCGAGAGAAGCTGTACAAGAGCTTCTTCGGAGTCTTTCCAACATTTCAGATGTTTCAACAGGTGATGGACTCTTGCACCGAGAACTACGAGTGCTTGGTGCTAGACAATACAAGCAAGTCGAACCATATCAACGAATGTGTATTCTGGTACAAGGCGGCAATTAGACCACCGTTTAAGTTGTGCTCACCGTCATTATGGGCTTATCACGCAAAGCACTACAATCCGAAATACGGTACAAAGATTCAGCCACCAGATCTCAAACGACGTGGACCAACCTTGATCGTAAAGAAAGCTCCCGCGCCATAGTTCATGATGAAAACTCTCAGAAAGAGTATGGATCAAGTGAACATGCGGGATGAGCTTGAAGGTGCGACTGTTTTGCAGCGGTCTGAAACACCAGAAAAAAATAAAAGCTCAAATCAAATGGCGGAGTTTTCTTCATCTATTCAGGACGTTATGGATGCTCCACGAAGTGAGAACCTTCCAAACTTTAATAGTGGTGGTGGTGAAATGTACACGACACCTGGATCAAAGCCAAACTGGACCAAGCAGTATCCTCTAGGTCTAAACTACAAGCAGATGGAGGCTCTTATTGCTGGTATAGCGGGTGTGATTGGCACATCAGAGCCTGTTCAGCAAAAGATTGCGCAGATGATGCCTCAATTTTACTCAGAGGCTACCGGCAAGATATCAATGGCAGGCATGGCAGTAATGGTTCTTATAATCGCCGTTCTATTTTACTTTGGTAAGCAGATGGTTATGAATCGATAATTTCTTTTCCACAATACTTCTTTGTACCAACCGATGTATAAAAGCCACCTTGAGAGGCTATATTTTTTAGATTTTGAAATGAATCCCAAAACCCAGTTGAATGGTCATACTCTCGTACTGTAGTATGAGCAAGCTCGTGCAGTAGTACATGCATGGCATCATTGACTGAGTTTTCCAGGCAAATGTAAATCTCGCCACCCTTGTTTACATTTGACCCGACATCACCCTTGGAATACGTCCCCGTTATGATCACCGGACGCTTGAGCTTTGCATACTGAGGTGGCAAGCTTTTTATAAACGAACGGTACTTTACTTTGAGTTCACGTAGCACCGGATCCTCTCTGGTGATTAAGATGAGGAACAAGGCCACGGCGAACAGTACCCTGTCCATGGTACTAGCCCCGAAAAGAAAACGCAAATGTCGAGTACAAATCAGTCAATAATCCTGTGGTTTGAGTAGAAAATGGACCCCAATGATCCAATTCAAACCCGGCTTTGTCCATTCTGGTCACCAGTAGGTCACGCCATGCCACTGGTTCCTCAATAGGACCTCGGCGATAATATGGAGCACCCTTGACAAAGAAGGATACCTGGTCTCCTATTTCACCATTGACTTTGCCCTTGATAACCTGATTTCCAGAAAAGTCCTCATAAAAATTTACCGGAAGCATAAATATCCTGTGCGAGTCTGGTATAACACCAGCAATAATAGTACCTGGGTGAGATCTGGTAACCATCTCACGAATTGTTTTATCGAGATGATCCTCACTGTCAAACGTGTACTGCAGTGAAAAGTTCCAAAAGATGAAATCATATGGTCTAACTGGTACTCGACCAATCTCTCCAGTCACAAACTCTAGTGAATCTGGACCGTGATGGCGCCTTTTACGAGCCTCTGCAATCGCACCACTAGATGGATCAGCAGCAACCAGATGACCGACGAGAGCTTCACGCCACTTGTGAAAGTCACCTCCAGCTCCACAGCCCATATCTAGAACATGTGCATCCTTGAGTGCAAACGAACCTATAAACTCACGCTTCAGGTAGTTGTTCAACTTGCGTAAATCCATTTAAAGTTATATAGCGTGTAATCTTAAATGGCATCTGGTTCCAGCGGTATCCTAGAGCAGGATTTTACGACTGTGCCAGGTCAGCAGTTTGCACTGATTTCGCTCGTTGGTCCAGATCTTCCTCAGAAGAATGAAAAGTTTGGTCTCAAGATCCGCGGAGTGTTTGCCACCAAGCCAGAGGCGGAGTCATACGCAAAGCGTCTTCAGAAGGATGATGCCACGTTTGACATTTATCTGGTGGACATGTACAAGTGGCTGCTGATCCCACCTGACCGTGATCAGATTGGTGACGTGCACTATGTAGAGGAGAAGCTTGAGGAGATTATGACCAAGTACCGGGACAATCAGCGCAATGCAAGGGCTATGTTCGAGAAGCGCAAGAAGGATATGACAGAGCAGTCCAATTATCTCGATCCGAGCGACGAGAACTCCAAGTTTTATTCTCGCCCAGACGAGCCACCAATTAGCCATCCATCTGATATCGTTGAGCGGCTACGCAAGGAAAAGCCAGATGCAATCATCGAGGATCTAGTCAAGGAGGCGAATGACATTATCGAGAAGGAGATGGCTGATCGTCAACAGTGGCGTCTAGGTGCATCCAAGACGATTCAGGAGAGTGAAGAAAATATGTAAGTATAGTAATGATTACACATATACTTTTCATACTGACAATTACAGTTCTGTTGATTCTGATGGTAATGTACGGTGCAGTTGTTAGAAAATCTTATTCTAATCCGACTGTGAGTGCTTCAGATGCAGTGCAACCACTCATAAACGGAGACAGACTTAGGGAGGTGATTAATGAATCTACCATAAATCTAATGACGGGATGTGAGGGGTCATTCTTACCTAATGATGCAATTACTACTCTAAACATGTACAGCCTCGCGTAGCTCGTCGGAGCCTCGCGTAGCTCGTCGGAGCCTCGCGTAGCTCGTCGGAGCCTAGTGCTTGAGAATAACAGGATTCATTATTTTTCCAAGTAAAAGACCAGCCACAAATGCAACGAAAACCATTATTACGACGTTTCGTTCGATTTGCTCTGGCTTTTCCGCATAGATTGGTTCTGGATACCACTGTTCAAATGATCTTTGTGGAGGACTACTCGGACGCTCAACTGGGGGACTAGGAGTCCTCGGTCTCGGAGACGGTCGAGCCGGTAGATGAGTCATCGTCGCTTCCATTATCGTCATCGCTCTCCTCCTCTCTAAGCTCCTCATCCGGAATAATAAAATCCTTTAGACTGCCCTCCTCGTCCTCATCCTCCTCCTCATCTGAATATGAAATCTCAGAAGACACGTCGGATTCCTCCTCATCATAATCGTCATCGTCAAAGTCATCATCCGGAATTTCCTGCGGTACATACGCCTGGGGCTTTTTTACCAAACGCCCAGAACGAGTTCGGATTTCTGGCTCCATTAATATTTCATCGCGGAATCCTTTTAACAAGTAAATCATGTATTTCATCAATCTTTGCGTCTAGACTCTCCTGTACCGTTGAATCTGCTGTTCTTGTGCACAAAGTCATCTCTCTAGCCGAGTCAATCGCATTTCCAAGATGAATCCGCGCCTTGATTGGTTCAGAGTATAACTTTTCCCTGAACATATAGAGGTTTCGCTTGTAATTTCCAAAATCATCCGGACTCAATCCAGAATACGGTTCAATATCCTGAATGTACCCGTCCACTGAGAAAATCCTAGACTCAATCAATGGCCAAAAAAGAGCAATGGTCATCAGAAACAGCAGTACCTTTAAGTACATCTATTACTGACTGCGACAATATATATTTCTTTCCCTCATAACCCTTACAGTCCTCATCGAAACATCTTTGTCTGACTGTTTTACGATCCAGATCAACCACAAAACACACGTGATTCGATCGGTGCTCTCGACCAATCCTTTCACAAAATCTTGATGTACTCTCAATTGTAATGGTCTGATTGTACTTTTTGCGCTTCTTGAATACAACCGACGATTGACCACGCATGTACTTTCGCACAAATTCCAACAGAGGATCGTCAGTTGATTCTTCAATCTGTGATGGCTCCTCTACGGATGAATCACATCGAATTGAATACTCTTTCAACATGCGCACATCTGGACTGGTAGAACTGATTGGAGTATATGGAAGAGATCCGTCCTTCTTATGCGACCATAACATTCTGAGGCCAGTGCTGTACACGCTCGAATCGGCATAAATCCTAATATCATTCGGAAGAAGTTCCCTAAGTTTTAGGGCCTCTGTCCGATTTACAATCAAGTCAGGCCAGTGAAGGTGAATACCGTATTTTGTAACGCCATCTCGTTCCTTGGCTGGAGTGACCGCAGCTAAAATCCTTCCGTGAATAACATCATTGGATCGCTGAATAACACTCATAAGATCTGGCTTGTCTCCAGTCCAATCAAGATCTATGAAAAATTTGAACCTAGGTGTAATCTTTTCAACTAGGTACAACTTATTCACAGCAATTGTGTCCACGTACACTGAATAAAACAGATCCATTTCACCCTTGGGAACCTTGAGTATACCCCCAGTCATAGATAGATGTGTTGGGCTCCTGCTCGTTTTCCATCTGTCCATCCTTAAGATGAGCGGGATTTCTTAAAATGTGAGAACCTCCCCATGATACTATCATCATCATCTGAATCTGGAGCATCCTTCTTCATACGACGGAGCTCGGCAATCTTTGCCAGCAAATTGTAATTGCTCCAATACTGCCACTCCGAATCAACCTTTATACCAAGCTCCTTTGCAAGCTCCTCCAACTTCTGGCGATTAACTTCTTTGCTTTCGGTCATCTGTAGTTTCCAAAGAAAATTTATGTTCCGTTTTAGATGCGAGAGCCTCGTGAAATTCGGGGTTCTCTAGCACATTATCGTTTATGAAGCTCCATAATCTGGAGCAACTGCGAATCTCGGACAGGTTTGAAAATTTTAGCGAGTCGTTCTCATCATAGTTCTTTCTGAAACATACTTGCTTGGTGTCCATTTTCCACATTTCATAATTGAACCGATCTACAGTGTACTCGGAATCCAACGAAACTTGGAAAATGTACACGTGATACAAGGCCTGTGGAGCCTCAAACTTGAAATACTTGTACGTGCCTCGTCGTAGTACCACCACTCCCCTGGTTTCCTCCTCGAGCTCTCGTATGGCTGTTCGTATTGGATTGATAACCTCGCGATGGTGACATCCACCTGTCACAAAGGTCCACTCGCGAAATCGCTTGTCGTGCACGAGCAAAAATCTTCGTTCACCCCCGGGATCTTGAATAACAGGTATAGCAATCGCCTTATGTTCCATACTGTTCGCGCGGAGATTTTCTGGGTTCCATTGACACGAGGACTACACAGAAGAG